GTGTTACTGACTTGTTGAGCAGAGGGGTGTTCTCGCTCGTCGCTAGGGCTGCTTCATTCTTACGTGCTGAATCACGGTCAGCAGCGTCAAGTTTTGCATACTCTAATTCGACTTCGGCAATCTTCTGAGCCGCCTGCGGATCACCAGCAATCGCTTTTGCAACGGATTCGACAGAATCGGAAACACCAAATTTAGTAGCCAGAGCGGACACCGCCATCCCACCCAGAGGACCAGCAACAGCAGTTGCCAGCGTGGGCGCAATGCCCTTGAGTAACCCAAGTAAATCATTCATTTATCTCTCCAACATATTTCTGCTTGCTTTTTATAGTAGTTAGCCCGCTTGTCATGCTCATGCACAAACCAAGTGGCACACCCTACCACCACAACGATAAGTATGGTCACAACCACCATCACAGCAATTTCCCATATCAATATCCCCATCGCCATTCCCTGTCATATTCAACCAACAAAGTTAACAACCACATAGAAATGTACACATAAACTATTGCAATCACACTTGCTATGTATATATGTACTTTCTGTTTTATCCGTCTAACTCTCTCTTGTTTCTTTAAAAGTTCTTGTCTCTCAGCTTCTTGTTGTAGTTTGGTTATTGCTTTTGCTTCTTCAATCAGTTTGTCACGTTCTGCTTGAATCTCAACCCACAAGTCAGGCATACCCAACTCATATCTAACCATGTGTTCTAAGTCTTTGTAATACTGCCTGATCTGACGAACGTGCATCACGTTGTCAATAGCCTGCATGGTTACATTCTTGACCTTACCCTGCTTGGCTAACTCTTTGGTCTCGTCCTGCTTCTTCTTGTAGTCTTCTTCTAACTGGCTTTGACCGTGAAAGAATTTCGAGAGTAACCCACCAACCTCACCAGCGATACCTGCAACCTCACCGCCAGTCTTCTTGATGTCCTGATACGCTTCAATTGCCGACTTGATTCCTTCATAGGCAAGTTTGCATCCAGCAAAGATGAGGGTTGGTTCAATGGCTTACTTCTTAACTTCTTTGTATATCTGATACAGCTTTAAACCGATCATCAACAAGGTGTATATCAAGGTAGCCCAGATGACTAGATCGCTGACCTGATAGCCATACACTGTTGCCAGTGATACTGTTACTGGTGGCGCTATTTTGGCTGCGATAGCCCCTACGGTTTCGTCGTTGTCTAGCATGATTACCTCGGTGGTGGAACACCAATTTTTGGTGATTGTTTTGATTTACGTAATGTTTCTAACTCTTCAGGTGATATGCCGCCAATTCCGCTATATATTGCACCTAAAGGGCCTAAGAATTGACCTACACCTTCTACAAAACTTCCAAAAGTTTTTTGAATGTCTTTTTCCCCAGCGCCTTGAGCAGCGTTTGCAAGATTAGGTAGGGCAGTTAGCGCTCCAATAATTCCACCAACAGCTACAGTTTTATTTCCTTTGGCATTTGTCTTTTCAAGAATGCCAGGCGTTGGTTTAGGTAATTGGCTTTCTGGTATACCTTTAGCCAATAGTTCAGCCCTAGTTTCTCTGCCTAGACTTCTGTTAATTTCTTTACCAACTTCAACAGCGCCAGCAGGTCCTAAATATTCTTTTGGAAATGGTCTTCCAGTAAGATTCTTTGTATATTCTGCTTGACCTAAATCATTACGCAAAACATCTATGTACCTAGCGTCAGGTATAAATGCATATCCTTTAGGTACGCTTTTAATGTCTGGATAACTAGATTTAATCTTGCCTTCAGGATTAGCGCCTTCAAAAGCAGGCTTACCAGTGCCTGTTCTAAGTTCTGTAGCGCCAGCAAGAGGATTTACACCTTGCTTCCTAGCATTAGCCGTTTCATTTTTAAGTTTGTTTTGTTCAGACTCTTCAACAAGATTAAAGTTATTTGGCTTGTTGTTTATCTTTGTATTTAAATCAACGGTAGGATTTTCTGGTGTGGGTCCAGTAGGTTTAGTAGATACATCCGCAGGAAACAATCCGCCCACCATACGGTTGCCATCAGTTCCACCAAACGTAGGCTCAATACGACCGTCTGGCATACGTCTACTTACATCCATTTCTGGATCAATTCGTATCATTGAACGATCTTTTATTGAACTTGGAGATTTTCTTCCGCCATTATTGTTATCATCAGGAGGATTTGGAGGACGACCTCCGCCTCCTGCTTTATAAGCAAGCGTTCCTGCACCAAGAATACCTAAAGCACCAGCGGCATACTTTAGCCAAGGCATACTAGTGTCTAGGCTTTCTAATACTGATGGCGCTTTTTCTTTTACATCTTTGTAACCAGAAACAACATTGCTAACCAAAGAACCGTAATCTACAGGCGCAGCATTTGTATCTTGTACGTCAGAAACGGTTGCTAATGTAGATGGATTTGTATCTTTTACAGTTATTGTTTTTTTTGTAACTGCTTTTGGCTCTGGTGCTGTAGCAACTTGTTGTTTTGAAGCGGCATCACGCTCTTGAATGTATGCCTGTTCTTCGGGGGAATAATCTATTGTTGCCATAATTAATCCTCGTGCATTTCTACTTTACCGTTTTTTCTGTAAACAAGATCACCCTTTTTGAGTTTCTCGCCTCGCCCAGTCATTTTATAAACTTTATCTCTTGCGTAATTAACTGCGCCAATAGCCATATCCGAATCTTTAAATCTGTCATAGATTTCTTGTGTAGAAATTACTTTTCCAGTATCAGCCATTTCTTTTTGTGCTTTATACAACTCAGTGTTGTATGCGGCAATTAAAGCATTGTTGGCTTGCTGTGAATAACGATTTTCCAATAATGTATCTAACCCACCAGTAAACACATCGGCTGGTGGCACCTTGCGGAAGCCTGGTGGTTGTACATCGGCAGGTATATCTTGATTAGAAGCGTTATTAGCGTTATTCAAATCAATCAATCGCATGAAATCAGCAAATTGTGTTGGGTCTTTTATTGATCCAAGAGATGCTTGAACAATTGCATTTTGTAATGTTTGTTGTTCTTGTATTGTGTTTTCACGACCTCTTGCTTCTGCATTGGCCTGCGCTCCACTGACTGAGACTTGTTGTCCAGCACTTAAACTTGCACTACCACCAGCACCACCGCCAGGAGGAGAAACACTACCTTGTAACCCACCACCAACTTGTGTTTGGTCACCAACAGTTACGCCACCACGAGTTTCTGCATTTTTACGTAAGTTTTCGCTGTTTGTTTTATAACGATTGGCATAACCCATAAGCGCTTGGCGCTGTTGTGGGTCCATAGTTGCAATTGTATTAAGAACATTTTTTAGTTTTAATGCTAAACCAACTTCTTGATCAATGTTCTTGTTTGATGCTGTTCCTTCATTAGCCGCAGCCATTGCTCTTGTTCTAGAAGCAATTAATTGACTTTCAAAACCCTTAGCTGCATTAGTCATTGCGCTTTGAGCAATTTGCCAACTAGCAGATCTTTCAGCTCGTAAATCATTTTCAGTAGTAATTCCACCACGTTGAATAATTGCCTTACGCTCATCAGCAGTCAAAGGACGTTTTGTTTCCCAGTCCAAAAACTCAGTAGTCTTACCGCGTTCGGTACGGCCCACCCAAACAGGATTACCTTTTACATCACGACCTTCATCATAAGTAACTCCACCGCCGTTATACCATTTATATGCTTCACCAATCTTGCCTTGCAATAGGCTAATAAACATTTTCCCTGCTTGCATAGATCTATTTGGATCTTCGACCTCTGCTTCTTTTGTGCGCATCCTAATAATGTCGGCTGTTTTTTGGTTTCCTTCAGGAGTAGGAGCCAATACATTTCGAGCAATTTCTTTAAACCCTGGGTCGTAATTAAGTTGAACACCAGCCACGCCACTTTGTGCGCCCTCCGCAGGAGGTACAACACCTGTTTCAATAACAGGGGCATTATTTCTTGGTGGGATAACCGCTTGTTCTATATCAGCCATTGTTAACTCCGTTTAATCAATATGAGATTGGAAATTCCAATCTGGTGCTGGTGGTGTAACAGTAGTTGTTGTAACTACTGGAGATATTGGCGCTTTACCACGGGCAGCGTTGTATGCTCCAACAACATTACCTTGACCAATTTGACTAACAGTATTGCCAATCATGTTTGCAGTATTTTTTACATTTCCAAAAGCTTTTTCTGCGGGTGCAACTACTTTTTGTTGAAACAATTCATCCATTGTGGCTGGTGGCGGAACTGCCGCATCAGGAACAGACGCACTAAACATTCCAGTTTTACGATCTAAACCAGCGTAATTAGCCCAATCAGAATAATTTACTGGATTGCCAAATGCAAATTGGAAAGAACTTGCCATTTTTTATCCTTAACTTAATTTAAATCCAAGACCTTTGCTTGAACTAGTTTGACCCTGAGTTCCAGCAAAATTAGGTGTAGTGGAAGCTTGGGGAGTTCCATAAATAACAGAAGCATACTTAGCCAATACATCCTGAGGAGTCATGGCATAACCAACGCGGGAAGCAGCAGCAGTGTTTGCGGCAGTAATGTTTTGACCGCCAAGGGTAGCAAGTTGATTAGCAGCCATTGCTTTGTTTGCTTGAACTCTAGCCCTTGCATCAGCGGCTGCCGCACTTTGTCGTTGTTCTTGTAAAGACGCAAGGTTTGCTCCCGCCAAAGCAGAACGAGCAGAACCAAGTCCACCAGAAGCGCCATAACTAGCATTTTGTGAATTTACAAGTTCACGACCAGATTCACGACCAGATTGCAAAGCTGATTGAACCTGACCTTCTTCATAGTTTGGGTCAAACAAAGAAGCCAAACCAGACATGCCAGTTAGTACTCCGCCCGTACCTGCTATTTCATTAACGGCTCCAGTACGACCCGCTACATCAGATGCGGTATTGGCAGCGCTAGTTGCACTACCTAAAGTTCGACCATATACATCTTGCGCTTGACCAATAGTTTTTTGATAAGCGGGCAAAAACGTGTTTGTTAAAGCATCAGTTTGCGCTCTTAATGCGTCTTTTTGCTCTTGAGTTACGACAGCCTGTTGACTACCAGATGATTTTCCACCGCCCATGATTAGACTCCTTTACCTTTAGCTTGCGCTTGATTAGGTTGTATTTGCATATTATCCTTCATACCTATGGTATTTGGGTATTGATTAGGCGCACCCATTTGGGGTTGTCCTGATGTTGCGGACATAGAGTAGTTACCACCCTTGCCTTGGGGTTGTACAGCGTCTGTAA